GCAGCTTCAATTCTTTCTCTGCCTGAATCTCCAAGTTTTTGAATTTCAAGATCAACATTAGGAAGATTTGAAATAGCATTTTCAACAAATACTTTTACACCTTCATCATATTGTTCTTGAGATAACCCTGCACTTTTAGCTGTATTACTCCACCATTGTACAATAGGCATATCTTGACTTATATCTAAACTAATATTCTCATTTAATTCTGGAACATTTAATTGATATTGTTCAGGAACATTTTTTAATTTTTCATTTTCAATATCTGTTCTTATTTGTTTAGTTAGATCTTCTGTTCTAGAACCTAATTTAGATTCTAGTGAATTGTAAGATGAAGCTAAGTTTTCAATATTAACTTCATTTCTTTCAGCATTCCAAAATTTATCTTGAATAAAATCTGGTTTAGTTACCTCTGAAGTTTGTTCAGTGGCGACTGGTGCTGTATTAGCATTATCATCTGCCATCTTGTTCTCCTTTTGTTATACGTGTTTTAATTATTCCCACAAGGAATCGCATACCTTCCAAATGGAACAATCTGTTGCTATCTATATTTGGCCCAGCAACAGCTTCTATTGTTATTGATTGCAAATAGTTTAGAACTTTTTTACCTTCATCTCCTTTAAAGACATTGGCAAAATGTTTATTTAAAATCTGCTCATCTTCTGCAGATCTTATATAACCATCAATACTATTTGTTATTTTGGGCTTCTCTTTCTCTAGATCTTTCCAAGACATATTATGCTCCTGGTGGAGCTTCACCTCCTTCAGGTGTTGTTTGCATTTGTTGTAAACGTCTAACTAGCTCTTGTTGTTCTTCTTCATTTCTAATTAGTTTTTCTGGTAAGTTCATTTTTTCAGCTAGATATTTTGCAGTTTCATTTTGATCAACAATTAAATTAATCATTTGTGGGCCAAAGTTAGCTGCAATAATTTCATTAAATCTAGTTACATCAGAAACATCTTGCATATGTTGTGCTTGAGCTAATGGTGAACGTGGAGCTATTTTAACTTCCCTACCGTTTACTTTAGGGATGTCTATTCTACCTTGTTTAGATAAAATTCTAATTATTCTTTTTAACAATGGAGTTATTAATTCAGATTGTAGTCTACCAAATGAAGAACCAATCTGTCTTGATAAATCTGCCATTCTTTCAGAAACTTCTGTTGCTGTCATTGGTGTACCTTCTGGTCTACCAAGAGCTTCCATGTATAAAGCTTTTTTAATATTAGTTCTCATATCATTTAAAACTAATTGTGCTACATCAAAATTAGATGCAGATTGTATAGGTAATAAACCTCTACTTCCTGGAGCTACAGGTATTAAAGATCCAGGTACTAATGAAATATTATCTGGATTAATTACACCATCATCTTCATAAGTATATACACCACTTACTGACATTTGTGCATTTTGTAAAATTAATTCTATTGTAAGATTGCAAGTTTTGATTGCTGACATAGCATTAAATACTGGCCCTCTACCATAAACTTCACCTGATGCTTTATTCCATCTAAATACTAAATATGGATTTGATCCTTCTCCTTCAAACATTTCTTCAAAAAGAATATGTTTAGGATTTTCCATAACAATACACATTTTATATTTTTCAACATTTTCTTCGTGTATTTTGTAAACAGCTTCAATTATTTTAACTTTCTTTTTATTTTGTAAAGGATCAAAATTTTCTGGTAATTTAGCTTTAGGATATAAAATTTTAATTTCATGTGGTTTACAATATCTGGTTCTATAAACAGAATCTATCATTCCATCTGGGCCAGTATTTAAACAAACTCTAGTTAATGGTACTGCTGTAAATTTAATTGGATTAATTGCATCACCTTCTTCAACAAGCATAACTCCAGTACCAATTGCAAGATCCATAAATGATTCATGTATTTCTTGATTAAAATTTGATTGTTGTAATAATTGAAAAACATAATCTGTAATTTTATCTAATTGTAAATTAATACCTGCTTTTTGTCCTTGTGGTATTTCTGATCCAGCTTGGAAGTCTGCCCATCTAGCAAATGTAGGAGTTATACCTGCTTGTAATCTTGATGCAAATTCTTGTACACCAACTACTGCAGTTTCATCAAAAATTTTATCTGTTCTTTTTTGTCCAGGAGCTTCTTCATAAAATGATTCTCTATTTGGAAGACAATATTCATATGCTTCTTCAAATTTATCTTTCCAATAATCTTTTATATTTTGAGCTTCTTTGTATTTTTTTAAAATTTCAGATGCTCTATCTTCTTTACCGTAATTTATTTCTGAATTATCTAAATAGTCCATTAATAGAAAAATCCTCTACCTCCAGGTTTAGCAAATAAAGACCTAGATGATGTTATTGATAATCTTTTTTTTTTATAAGCATCAGCTTGTTCTGCTGCAGCTTGATCTGCTTCTGCTTGTGCAGCTTTTTGTGCTGCAACATTTTCACTTTCTATTTGAGCTTCAGTTTTAGTTTGCCCACCCCCATCACCACGTGCAACCACGTTACCATATGCATCAGTTTCACCTGACATTCTTTTTGACATATATCCAGAATAAACTTCATTTTGTTTTTCTACAGATAGTTTGTCAAATTCTTGTTTAGTATAACCAATATTTTTTTTAGCATATTTAGATGCTAAAACTTTTTCAGTAAAAAATTTACCAGTATAAACAGCACCTTTTTGTAAAGGTTTATTTAAAATATTAGTTGCTATTCGCACAGAAGGTGGCCCTTTACCAGTAGCACGTCTTACATTGTAAGCACGTTGATCACTAAAAGCTTGTTCTTTAGCTTCTTGTATAGCTTTATCTCTAGCTTTTTGATCTTTAATATTTTGGGTAGTTAAACCAATTTCTCTACTTGTTTGGTAAGTATTATTGTTACTACCTTTATTGCCACCATCACCACTCATAGAAATTCCTTTTTATCAGATTTATTCCAAAATGGCTTATATCCAGCTTTACGCAACGCACAATATAATTGCCAAGGAGTTATAATATACCATCTATAAAATCCTATTAATCTCATAACAAATGAAACACAGCTTAATTCTTTAATTCTAAACAAATGCCAATCATTTTTAACTGGGCATATAAGTATTTCATATTGGTATAAATAACTAAAAAAGTTTTTAGATTGTTCTTTGTCTAAAAAAGAAGTTCTAATTCCAGCATGTGTAAATTCTAAATGTTCCCATACATCTAAATGTTCTATGTATTTTAAAGCTCCACAATGACTAAATCCATGTGGAGGTTTCCACCACAATATCCATTTAGCAAATCTTTGTGTTCTTTCATTATGAAAATAAACTAACCATTCCTCTTGAATAGATCCCATACTTTTCTTTTTTGTGTTTTTTGTCCTGCAAATACATCCCATTCTTTTTTAGCAATTACAGGTTTACTTTGTGATCTTCCAGCTAATAAAGTTCTACCTTCACCAGCACCCATCATTAAATATTGTAATGCATCATGGACATGAGAATATCTATTTTTAAAAGGTTTTTCATCATATCTATCTCCAGATGTTTGAAGTCTTCTATAATGATAACCACCATTAAATCCTTTTTTAAGATTAATACATTGAGGATCAATTAAGAATCCTGCTTTACCATCTATTAATCTTTGTAATGCTGAATCTACAGAATCTATTCTTAAAGCAACATCATTAGATGGTGCAGGTACAGCTTTCAATCCATAGTTTCTCATAATAGAAAATGGTGTTCTTTCATCTGTCTGGGATCTAAAATCTCCAGCAGGATCTCCAAATATTTGAACATCAAAGTTTTTATAATTTTTAGCTATCTCTCCTCTTAGGAGTTCAGAAAATCTCATAACACCCATATCAAAACATACAAGTTCATTTATAATATTCCATCTACCTAATGCAGTCTTTTGTCCAAAAACAGCAGCAGGTGTTAATCCAAAGTCAATTCCAATAAACAAAGTTTGACTAACATTTGGTTTAATAGTTTCAGCAGCAAGATGTATTTCTTGTCTGTAGTTTGGATATACAGGTTTACCTTCTTCTATGCTACCGAGTTTATTTAAAACATAAACATCAATCCAACCTTTTGTTTTACCTCGAATAATATTAGGATAATATTTGGGTGTTAAATTTTTTTTATTTTCTGCATTATCATTTGGTACATATTCTTCTGTAAAACCTTCTTTGTTTTTCTTTTCTATTAAAGCAGGTGGTTGTGTATGAAAACTCCAGTTATCAGGTTTAATTAACATAAGAGCTTCATCTCTTGATATGTGATCTGGTACAGGAACATCACCTGCCATAATTGGCCACCAATGATCTTCTTCTGGTGCGTTAGTATCTGCAATTACTCCATACCATGTAGCACCACCATCTCTCATACTTGGAAATCTTCCTACCCTCATAGTACAAGCATCTATAATTGACTTAGGTATTTCTCTAGCTTCATTTACCCAGACACCAGTAAGCTCTAAAGATAATAATTTCTTTACATCTTCTGGTCTATCAAGAGCTAAGAATATAACTTCTACATCTAAATCACCTTTAACTATTCTATGAGTATAAGGTACGCTCCAGGCAAAGTTTCCCCAATTATCTTCTGGAAACCAATCTAGCCAAGTTTTAATTGTAGTAGTTCTTAATTGTGGATTAGTATTTCTAATTACTGCCCATCTTGATTTACGAACTCCTTGTTTGTTTTTATTTTGTAATAAAGCTCGTCTAAATATTTCTATACAACAAGATACAGATTTACCAGAACCTACTGGCCCTCTTAAACCTCTAAAGAAATCATCTGACTTCATAAAGGTTTTTAATATTTGTCCTTCTGGTTTATAATTAAAATTAATCGACATTTGTACCTACATTTGCTTTTAGCATTTTGTAGATAGTTTCTTCTCCAAAAGCTTCTACTAATTTATCAGCTTCATAATTAGTTATCATGTGTGTTGGATAATATTTTAAATGTGTTTTTTTAATAATAGTTCTTAATCTGTTTCTATCTTTTAATGATAAACTATTTAAAAAACTCATAATAAATTAAAACTGCTTAGTTCATCTTGTTCAATAACTTTTTCTCTAACAATATCTAGTATTTGTTTTTCTGTACCATATTTATTTTCAAAATTTTTTTTATCAAGATGTATTCCAGTATTTCCTTGGTGATGCTCATGGCATAATGGAATTACTTCAAAATGTGAAGCTCTCATTCCTATACCAATGTTACCTTTTCCATCACCTCTATTTCTTATATGATGTAATGTTGCTTGAGCTTGGCAGACAAAGCAACCCAATTGGGCAACTTTGTCCATCCAAATTTTTTCTTCTTTAGTAGCCATACTTCTTAGAAGTTGTTGATGTCTTCTTCGTTGATGGTTTTGGTTTTGATTTGGGTTTCTTGTTTATAGGTTTCTTCATTGATCTCCTCATATGTTGCTCTGCATCCGTCAGGTATTGCAGCAGATGCTTTCTGCATTGCTATAATATCATTATTAGCTTCAAAGTAAATTTCTTTTTTCATGGTATCATTTAACCATACTCGTACTACATATTTCATATTACCTCTTATTGTTGTGGAAAGATGAGGTCTATCAAATAGTAGTTTGATTAAAAACGCACTACTTCTTTTTTGCTGTCTTTGCTGATTGCTTAAATGCTTTTGATGTTGGTGCACCTTTTGATCCTGGTCTTTTCATTTTTTCACCAGAACCAGATTTTATTCTTTCTCTTTTTGCGTGTATGTTAGCATACAAACCTCTTTTAGCCATTTCTTTCTCCTTATGCTTTTTTATTTTTATTTGCAAAATTTCTAGCAGCAGCTACCGAACCAAATCCCCATGCTTTTAATGCTAATGCTTTTCTTGTAGGTTTACCTTTTGAATCTTTCATTGAGCCTTTCATTCCTGCAAACCTTGCAGCAAATGATACTCTACGAGGATTAGTTCCTTTTTTTACAGGAGCTTTTAGATTAGCACCTTCAGTTCTTTTGAAATATGCTCTGCCTCTAGCATTTAAACCACCTTTTGGATTTTGATATACTTTTGCTACCATAATAAATTTTTACTTTTTGTTAAAAAAAAATTAAACGCACTTACTTTCCTTGCCGATTATATTTTTTATAACTTCTTTTCTTTGACTTGTTCATAGAACTTTTCTTTGCCTTTCGACTAGATATACTAGTCCTTTTGTACTTCGCCCTTGTTACATGGGCAATCTTATTGATATCGAATTTAGCTTTAGCCATTGTTTCTCTATACCCTAGTGTGTACTTAAAATCAACTCTGTTGTGTGTGGAAGTCCACTAGTCATCTAGACGATGGCGTTTTTGCCCCCACCCCCTCGTTCCGAGTGGGGCAAAGTCGGTACTCTGTACCGTCACTTTTTAAGTAAGGTCGATGTTAATCTTAATGTCCCCTTGGATATTATGTGCTACCTTATCTGGAGCTCTCAGTCCTACTCTGTCTAGTATGTCCCTCGAGGCTTCGAGTTGAACATACTCTGACCTAGCTCCTGAAGACAGGTCGATAAGTTTCCTACTCGCTGACACTGCGCCTAGTCCAAGAGTTCTAGCTATTGCTTGTTGCATATAGGTCTGTACTTTTGGAAGTCGTAGTGTGCGAGAAGCACTTACTCTCCCTGCTTCTTCGCTTCCTTTACTTGAATATCCTGCAGTTTTAGCTGCTTCCTTTATACTGCAACCTGTTGTTACGATGGTATCTACTAGCTTCTTCTGTTTCTCTGTTAGTTCGCTCATATAACGCTTTCTCTATTCTACCCCTAACTGTTCGTAGTGGTTTAAATTGATCATGTCAAGCATTATATTCGCTCACTTGTGGTGTTGGCTACGCACAACACTATATCTTGTATAAAGTATATTAATGCGACAAACAGGCTCTAGTGCTTCGCACCCAAGCCCTTCGGTCTTGTCCCTTCGGGTAACGATCCTTGTCGTTAGCCCTCACTCCGTTCGGTTAATAGGTGTGTCGACAAGCGACACCCTTTCATCCCATACGCGATTTTCTCTTTACGCAGCTCCAAAGGTCGCTGCTTTT